TTACTTTTATAGCAAAGTTGAAGAAAAGAATTGTAAACCTATGATGTTTGGACGCAAGTAAGCCGACTCGGAACGGGACGTTCATCCTTATGATTGAAACTTTAATTGCTACTGTAATTACAGTATCGTGCGCAGACATTGACACTCTTGTCAATCGTGCTAAAGTCTATCCAGACCTTAGCGATAAAGATAGACAGGAAGTTATCGATTTATATTATGACTTTGGTGAAACGCATGGTCTAGATTGTAGGGACGCAAAAGCCGACTGAAGGAACGGGAATTCAAACCCCCAATTACTTTAGGAGAAACCAAATGGCACAAGTCACATATAGAGGAGTTAAGTACGACACAAATCGTCCTAAGACTTCTATGAATCATGACAAGACACTCGTATATCGTGGTGTCCCAGTAAAAAACAAGCAGGAGGAGCTATGCAAGTAATAGCAGAAATTTCTCTAACAATGGTCGTTGTTTTATCTTTAATTTATGGAGAGGTTATGCTTCTTCAAATGAATAGGGGATAGACCCATGCTAAAAATCCATTTTAGCTGGGGTGCGACAGATCTACCAGAGTATGATCCTGAAAAACACGACCCCGACAAAGTATTCGCAATGCTATGTTACAGGGGCATCCATTACGCTAAATGGGTTTATTTACAACCATTCAATATGAAACACTGGAATCTGTTTGACCCTAGACAAACAGAGAAATAACATGTATAATACAGGAGACCTTAGGGTCTCCTTTTTCTTAAGGCACATGAATTACACCAGAATAAAAGAAATAGCAAAACAACTTAAAGAGTTGTCAGCAGAATTAGATGATGCTATCAAGGAAAACCCAGATAGATATCTTGAGGCAGCATACAGTAAGCCTGCATCATCCTTATCATATAAGGACGTCATCGAATAATGGAAAGAGAACCTTGGGACTCACCTTTAGATGACGAGCAGTCATCAACTGAGCAGGAGTCTGGCGACATCTTATTTGAAGACGAGCCAAGAATTAATTTATCATTTACAAAGTATAAAGGTTGAAAACACAGAGTGCTAAAGGAAAGGGCAGACGCTTTCAGCAATGGGTAAGGGACATGCTCATAGAGCATCGTAATGTACACCCTGAGGACATTGAATCTAGGAGTATGGGTGCGGGAGGAGAAGATATAATGATGGCAAGGGATGCCAGAGAGAAATTCCCATTCAGTATTGAGTGTAAGAATGTAGAGAAGTTGAATGTGTATGAAGCATATGCACAGGCAGAAGCAAACTCAGGAGACCACGAACCTATACTCTTCATGAAGAAGAATCGTAAGAAACCTCTAGTAGTGGTGGATGCCGAATGGTTCGTCAAGAATTTTAGGGCTTGACAATGAGTATGGCAGCATATATAATAGATGAGTTGTACCTAGGTAAAGCAATGGAGTATCAAGAAGATTCTGATTTTCTGATGGATGCTGTAGAAATACTAATTGACCAACTGCACCACTTAGTTAATGAAGGACAGATTGATGACGCTATAGTTGTCAGTGATAGAATTCGTGAATTGCAGGAGATGCGATGACCGTTGTTAGTATGTTTAGTGTGCCCCTTATACATTATGAGATTGCGAATTGGCATATTGCCAAGCAGAAAATCAAAGAGGCACTACCAAACATACAAGAGTCTATGCTTGAATCTAACGGACAAGTCTACACAGACTTCTTCGATGAAGAGTTAAAGTATAAACTTCCTGATTGGAGTGATGTTGTCATTGATATCATCACTCCTTACCTACAGGATTTCACAGGAAAAACACGTGTAGAATTTACTGATATGTGGTTTCAAACTGCATTGAAAGGGATGTCACATGGTTGTCACAATCATGGTGCATCTGGATGGTCTTCAGTAATTTACTTGGATTATGATGACAAGATACATAGTCCCACTAAATTCTATTCACCATTCAACAATCCATGGAATGGGAAACTAGAAGACTATCTACCACCAGTGAAGGAAGGTGATATGGTAATCTTCCCTGCACATATAACACACGAAGCAGAAGATAATACATCAGATGTGCCACGCACAATTATATCTTACAACATGAGAGGTAAGACTGATATAGTTAAACGCACTCTCTGGGATGATGAGGGTGACCCAAAGATAATTATTAGAGAATACCGAGAGGACTGTTGACAGAAGAAATAACAACATATAAAGGTAAAATATGTGATAAACATTCAGATTTTATCTGGGGTGATTACATAAAAGAGGATGTTATTGAAGGACTGTATCATTTTTGGAAGCATCAAAACTTCCTTGCTAGACATAACGGTATGGTCTATGAAGGTGGAGACATATATGTTGACAAGGATTATAAAGATTCAGAGGACTTACATGTTCCTGTTTCATTACATGTGCCAGAGATTCATAACTATTTGATGCAACTTCAAGAGGTATTGAATAAATATCTAGAGAGATTTCCCTTTGCCGAATTGTCTAGGTTTGAAGTTAAAGAACCTTTATCAATTCAACACTACCCTATTGGTGGTGGCTTCAAACAATGGCATACTGAGAGGGCAAACTCTTCACCTGGGAATGTCTATAGACACTTAGTCTTTATGACATACATGAATGATGTGCCTGACGGAGGCACGGAATGGTTTCACCAAGATAAGTATGTCCCTGCTCAGCGAGGGTATACTGTGATATGGCCATCCGACTGGACTCACTTTCACAGAGGTCGTGTAAGTAACACATCAGAAAAATATATTATTACAGGGTGGTTTTCTTTCACATAGTGTGCTACAATGACAAGGTTACACAAACCACATATGAAACCTATTGTCATCACAGAGCGATTCCCATACCGATACGTCGAAGCAGGGACTCTGGATAACGGAACTCCTGACTATCGTATCCAAAAATTCAACGAGCGTACTGACAGATACAAAGACATGTATCTCTGTGATAATGGTATGCAACTAGAAACTGCCATCGAGGACTTTGAATACACAAAATGGTTAGACCCATCAGATGACGTAGGTGCATATATAAAAGACAACTAGCATTCTTATTATGTCCTGCCAAAATTTTAATAAAGCTGTCCACTATGCTAAAGCAGCATTTACTGACGCTTTAGAAGCGGAAGAGTTGAAAGATGAGACACTAAGTCTACTCTTCCATTACTATCAAGGACTAAAATCAATTAGAGACGAGATGCCTAAGCATGAGCATGAGAAAGAGGAGGCTGGACCTATCTTTCTAAGCGATGGTATTGGCACATATTCAACATATAATACTGGTGATAATGGTATGATGTTTACACCTGATGTAAACATGGAAGATTATATACAATTCAATGATGACATGGGAGAGACATTAGAATAAGTTATATTACTTAAAAGAAAAACCAAAGACAGTCACGAAAGTGTCACACACCCCTTGACAAAGTTTACAATTTGATATATAGTATATACATTGTTACATAACTTAACACAATGACTACTGTAACCGAATCAGGTGGAAGACAAAACATGTATCCGACTGAGCCAAGACCTTATCTCGATGCAGAGTATAAAGGTTATGGTCCTAACGCTGAGCAACTCAATGGTAGACTTGCCATGCTTGGTTTTACCACAGGACTTATATCATACATTGCCACAGGCAGTTTCTTTTTCTTTGGTATCTTAGGATTCTAAAGACAAACTATTCAAACTTATAAAGGACAAACAAATGACTCCAGAAGCAGAAAGATTTAACGGTTGGGCAGCAATGCTTGGCTTCGTAGCAGCAGTAGGCGCATATGCTACAACAGGACAACTAATCCCAGGTATCTTTTAATGACTGATAAAGAATCAAAAACAGTTGCTGAGAAACTTAACGGTAGATTAGCAATGCTCGGCATCATAGCAGGACTAGGTGCTTACTTAACAACAGGACAAATCATCCCTGGTTTTGTTTAATGTTAGAGGCAGATATAACAACTTGGTATCAAACTCTATTGTTTCCGTTTATGCCAGTCATAACCGTATTCTTTGTGAGTTTCTTAATGCTAGGTGATTTGCCATGGACAGACGATGACGATGATGATAATGACGGTGGGGGAGGTGTCATGACACCAGTATATAATTATGCTCCGCAAGGTGCGTAAGTATAAATACTTATGTAAGACGTTATGATTATTTTACAATCACTACTGACCTCAATCCCACCAGGCTCGAGAGACCTTCTTGAGTTTGGTTTTTTCTTAACCGTTGGAATAACAGCAGGACACGCAGGACTAATATGAAAACTTATCTAACTGCAGTATCACTCTTTGCTACAGTGATTGCAGCAACAGCACTAGCACCTCAACTCGCATACGCACACGTACTATGAAACGCATTCCAATTAAAACTGTGCCATGGATCTTCATCTGTGCAGTTACTTTAAGTATCACTACAGCGACATCATTTGTTTAACTATATAAAAGTAGTTGACAGAGGTTATCGTGGAGCAAGAGAAGTTTGCTCTTCTTGGACTAATGAAAGGAGAGTGGATTACACTTAAGAAGTATTCCAACAAGACCAAACATAAAGCAGCATTCCTAGAGAATGTCTGTCACATAGCGCAAAAACACCTTGGGTCTCAATTCGAGACCTTTAAGGTTGTTCCTATCAATAAGAAACCACAGCAATACACATGAATGATGTAACAATATTTGTATACCTAACATTTTTCATAGGTATATTTGGTATGACCTTTGCTTTTATGTGGAAGATGATGTCTTCTACATTGAGAGACTTTGACAAACCACCAGTTAAGAGTTATAATGATGCAATGAGACCGTATAAAATTCATCCAGAAATGGAAGATGTTAACGAGCCCCTTTTAGTATTCAAACAATTACCTGATGAAGATTTATAACTTCAAGTGTGATACCTTTACACCCTTCGCTCCTCACTGGGATTATTATGTGGGAGAGAAGGAATCGAAGTTAGACTACTTCGATTTAAAGGAAGAGATTTTAAACAAAGAGCAAGAGATAATATCTAAGTTTGAATATGAGAATGACTGGGGCACTGGACTTGGTAAACGGAGTCTAACCGCTAGGTCTAATCGTTATAACTTATTAAATTTTGAGAATGCAGGAGGACTAAGGACAGAGATACGTTACTTACATGATGAGTTTCTAAAAAGTCTAGGTTATGAATACACTGGTAAGATATATGTCCAGTGTTGGGCAAACGTCATGCGTAAGAATCAAAAGATTAAAGTCCACTGTCATGGTTTCGGACCTTACTCACATCTAAGTGGACATCTATGCGTCCAAGTTAACGAAGATTTATACCCAACCTCAACTCATTACTATAATCCATACGGAGTCGAGCCATGGTCTTCTCCTAACAACAATAATAAGATGACTATCTTTCCAACGTGGTTAAAGCATGGGACTGATAGACATATAGATGATGTAGAAAGAATTACAATAGCATTTGACATCATGGATGACCGTGGTTATAATATAGATGTCAAAGATGACATGAAATCTCATTGGGTAGAACTATGATTCCCTCCTTCAGACAGGACGATGGCAACACAGAAATGAGGCAACTTGCTCTTATGTGTTTGATTCGACATAACATTAACCTAAATAGGTCAGCGTATGAATTTTGTGACCACGTGGTTACAGAGGGTTTACTGGATAATATACAGGACGAAGGACAAGAAGGACTACGACGTCACGGTGGTGATATCGTAAGTCTTGCATCCGAAAAACTCATGACGCATTTCCATCAATGGCAAGACATGCATGAAGAAACTAACACACAAAAAAGCAATCAAAAAAATAATTAAGAATCCACATCTATGGACACCCGCAGACGTAGCGTATGCTAAACTAGAGAAACGGTTAATGAAAAAATGAATGTAGTTATTGTAGGTGGAGGCACAGCAGGGTGGATGACAACTGCTGCTCTCTGTTATACATTTAATGATTGGAATATTACTATCATTGAGGGTGGTGAGTCTATCGGTGTGGGTGAATCTACAACTCCACACATCAATCAATACCTAAAGTACATGGGTATAGATGACAAGACATTCTTAAGAGAAGCAAGAGCAACATACAAATCGAGCAGTAGATTTCAAGACTTCAGTAAGATAGGTCAAGTTTTTCACTATCCTAATGGTCAATCAATAAGAGCGGACGTATCATATCATGAGTGGATGTATGCAAAGGCAATGGGATACTCTGTCCCTCCATTTGCAGAGTTGTTTATGCCTTTCGTTACGATAGCAGAGCAGGGTAAACTACCACTAAACAATCATCTTATATCTCCTTATGAAATAGAAAAGGATAGGAGTTTTCATATAGATGCTGCTAGTTTCTGTGAGTATCTTAAGAAATACTGTGACACTGCTACAATAATTACTGACAAGGTTACAAACGTTAAGTATGAGAGAGTCATGCAGGGGTGTAAGGATAAAAGAATTCACCACCTTATTGTAAATGGCCAAGAAATATATGCTGACTTGTTTATTGACTGCACTGGACAGTCATCAGTATTATTTGACAAGACAAGTGACTGGATACCATACGATAATATTATTACTGACACTGCATTGGTTACCAAAGTAGATTACTCTACTAATATAGAGGAAGAGATGGTAGCATATACAAATGCTCAGGGTAAGACTGCAGGATGGGAGTGGACTATACCTACATGGGATTTCATCAGCAAAGGATTTGTATACTCATCTAAGTTTCAGTCAGAGAAAGATGCTGCAGAAGAGTTTGGACATGAAGACTATAGAAAGATAGAATTTAAACAAGGTAGACATGAGAGAGCATGGACTGCTAACTGTGTTGCTATTGGATTATCATATGGATTCATCGAGCCATTAGAATCTACATCATTATTCAATACACATCATGGTATCCTTGCACTCATTGATATTCTCAAGCAAGATGCATTACCAGGCCAGTTTGCTAGAGACAGATATAACTACAACCTATCGGAGCACATGGATGGGTGGAGAGAATTTGTAGAGGCACATTATTATTACTCGAGTCGTAGAGACACACCATTCTGGAGACATGTTACTGACGAGTTGGAGTATGAAATTAGTGGAGCACATAAAGTAATCCTACAAGCAATGGTAACAGGAGAAGAGATACCTCATGGGGAAGACCCTATCGTTTATATTCTAGCAGGGTCAGGTTACAGTAATGTAAATGAAAGACTCAATCAATATTTTAATGACACCATTGATTTTGATACACAGAATTGGATGGTGCGTCATCAGGCAGTCAAGAAACTGGCAGAGAAGATGCCAACTATGCAGGAATTCTTAAGAAATGAGATTTGGGCTTGACAAAATGTTGAAATGCCTATATAGTATGGAAGTTACGTTAAGAAATGTTAACTTAATGCAAAGGGCTCGAAGGGAATCGTAACCCAATGCAACAACTGCTCGCAAACCAAGACCTATAGGCAGTATAATACTTCGTCTTTAATACCTGTAAGTGAGGGATTTACAGGAATAAGTTTCGCATCTACCCTTGATGCCCTACTTAAAACGTCTTACTAATGACAACTCTAAACACAACCGCACGTAGAAGCGGTGGTCTCCTAAGTGGATGGCCTGAATTCTGCGAATGGGTTACTTCAACAAACAACAGATTATATGTTGGTTGGTTTGGTGTAATCATGATTCCATGCTTGTTGGCAGCAGCAGCATGTTTCGTAGTTGCATTCATTGCAGCACCTCCTGTCGACATCGACGGAATCAGAGAACCAGTAGCGGGTTCTTTCATGTATGGTAACAACATCATCTCAGGTGCAGTTGTTCCTTCATCAAACGCTATCGGACTACACTTCTACCCAATTTGGGAAGCAGCAACAGTAGACGAATGGTTATATAATGGTGGTCCTTACCAGTTGGTAATCTTCCACTTCCTAATCGGTATCTCAGCATACATGGGAAGACAATGGGAATTATCATACAGACTAGGTATGAGACCATGGATATGTGTAGCATATTCAGCACCTGTATCAGCAGCATT